CAGCAGGCATACCGCGGAACGGTGCGGATTTGCTCTTGTCCGGCAAACCGCCCGATATCATGCGCGGCGAACGGCAGAAGATCAGTCGGGAGGCCGTTTGTCTCGATCCAGCCAGCCACGGCGCTGCGGACATCCACGAAATTCGGCGCGAAGCCCCGGACATGCTCAACGATGTCATGGATTTCCGGGAGTAGATCGCCGGTATCGAGATGATAGATCGTGATCCGGTCGAGGTGCGGACGAAGCAAGTAGACGAGCGCGAGGCTGTCCTTGCCGCCACTGAATGCCAGCGCGATCTTAGTGTGTTGATCGAGGGGCGCGAGATCAATCATCAGAACATCACGGCCGCAGCCATCGCAACGGTTCCCGCGGCGCCTGCCGCCGCTCCCGTCGTGGAGTTCTGCTGCGCAATCTGCGCCTGATACGCCGACATCGCCGCATTGTTGGCCGAGGCCGTTGCGCCCGTGACATCGGTCGGAGAAATAGATGTCTGCGTCGGGCTGGTAATCGGCTGCGTCGCGGTGGCAGGCGTTGCGCCATACAGTTCCGACAGCAACGAAAGCGGCTGCTGCTGCGCCAACTGCTGCTCTTGGATGTTCTGATTTTGCCCGGACTGCGCCAGGCCGAACAGAGACGAAGCAGACGAAGCGCCTTGTGCCGTCGCGCTGTCTTGTGCCGTCTGATACGCCTGCGTCCTGGCGTTGTCGAGTTGGGTTTCAGCGTTATTGTAAGCGTCCGACCCGACCGAGATGCCCTGCCGCGAAAGTTGGTCCTGTAACTGCTGCGACTGCTGGTTCCACTGCGGATCGAGATACGACGCCTGTTGATTATAGATCGCGTCCGAAGCCTGCTGGTCCAACTGCTGCGGCGCTGAGTTCAGTATCGCGCTGTCCGCAGTGTTGAAGTTCAGCGGATTTGTAGTCGCAGCCGAGGTCTGTTGCGCTAGGTTTTGTGCGGTCGGTATCAGCGTGGATTGGACGCCCTGCTCACCGCCTAGAAGCTGCTGCCCCATAGGCGAAAGTGAGACGTTTTCCGCATAGGTCGGGACAGTATCGCCGGAACCGTCCGTATAAGAACCGTTCTGCGTATAGGTTGTTGATCCATACGGCGTCGTCTGGTCAACGTTGTTCAGCGCGGCTTGTGCAGCGGCGGTGGAGGTGTTTGCAGTGCCTTGCGCTGCGGCTGTTTCAGCCGCAGTTGGTGTCGCAGGAACCGATGGCGAACTTTTTCCCAATTTCTTCCTCTGCCAACCATCTTGACGCGTCACTACGCAAAAGCCCGTAGGAGATCGCATCATCGTCAAGGAAAACGCCCGGATGGACGCCTTCGAGATGGAAGCCAAGGCGACAGAGGAATGCCCGAGCGGGCTGATTCTTGGCCTTGGTAATTGCGGTGATCCGGTTGCATCCAAGCTGGATGAAAGGATACCGCATTATCGCCCTCACGCTTTGAGGGGTAGCCCACCGCCGATTTGCGGTTACGAAACTGATCTCTATATCTGGGTGCCTATAATGATGGAAAACGGCGACGGCTGCAAGTGTTTCTTTTCGCATAACGCCAATTGTTCTGCATGGCCCGAAGTCAGAAACGCCGATGCGGTCCCCGGCCCACTTCGCCAGCGCGGCATCGTGTCCGTAGATCATCACAGCGCATTCCCTCCCTCCATCCGAATATCCGTTCGGAACCAAGTAACGGGCTGCACCGCCGATACGACCAGGCCAAAACTGACTGACGTTCCGGAGCCACCGCCAACGCGCCACGCTTGCCCGACAGTCATTTCGTCAGACCACGGCGAGACATCCCAGGCGGATACATCCCACGGCGATCCTACCGCACCCGCAGCGCCGGGAACCGAGATATTTAGCGCCGCATAGTCAAAGCCCGTCGAAAATGTATAGGCCAGCGTCCCGATCGACTGCACGACGGGCCGAACGGCGGAAATGCGCTTGCGCTGTGCGTTGCCGATTTTGTTCCACGCCTGCTGCGCAGTTGCCTCAATCGGCGTGAGGCTGTCCAAAGCCCCGAAATCAGCAACGTAAACAGCGCCGGTTGCTGCTCCAAAATACAGCAGATTGTTAAACAGGCTCCAACAATAGGCGTTCATGCCGACATAGCGGCACCAAGGCTGATCCGGCAGACCTGTATTGCAAACATGCTGATTGAACGTGCCGTCCGGGTTCGGAACGTTGAATATCAGCGACCGGCCGCGCGGATAGTAAAGCGCCTGCCAACCGAACGCCGATTGATTGGCCTGAACTGCCAACTGAACCGCTTTGGACACCTTCGACCGCGGCGCCATTTCCCCGAGCCGGAGCGCGGTGAACATCTGTTGCAGCGTCACGTGGTCATCAAAGGTTGTCAGAAACGAATCCCCGCCGTAATCCGTCACCGCGCGCGGGCTGACCGGCGGTGCAATCCGATACTCGCCGACAAGGGACCAGTTAGAGGACAGCGACGGGTCATTCCCCGAGAACAGCAGCGCGTCCCCGGATGACATGATGAACACGGCATAGTCCAGCACGCCGTTGCCGCCGTCGTAGCTGCTAGTCGTCATGGCGACAAGATTGCCGCCGCGGGGACAGAACGCCGACAAGTCAAAGAAGGCGAGCGCGCCAGACATCGAGTTCAGCAGCGCATACCAAAACCCGGTCGAGTTCTGCTGCCAGAAGAAAAGCCGCTGCTGGTATTGCCAGACGCCCCATAGCGTAGAGAGCGTCAATCCGGTGCCAGTGAAGGACGCCGCGGAAAGCGTTGTTCCATCGTAAATCTGCGGCGCGTCTTGCCCGTTGACGAAGAACAGGCGCTTGAGGAAGTTGACCGTCTGCCAGCGATCGGACGTAAACCCCGTGCCGAGCGATGCGCCCGTTCCGCTGGAAATGTCCCAAATCTTGCCGCTACAGGCTGCAAGCAGTTTATTGTTCGAGGCGGAGACAAATTCAGCCAGCGTTGAAACCGGAGCGGAGCCGAGGCCGGACGCGAACACTGCGCTACCCTTGCGCACACTTACGCCGCCGGCATCGGGGAACCAGTTGTCGAGTTGCACCGCATCTTGCGAGTCCATCGCGTCAAACTCGTCGCGCGTGTTCCATCCCTTTGTCGGCGCCGGCAAACTGATCGGGGACGCGATCGGCTGCAACCCTGCCTGGAGGCGTTGTTGTTGGGATTGGATAGCGGGCATTACGTCGGCGTTCCCCCGTATCCCGTCTCGGGCAAATTCCAAGGACCGAGCAGCGACAGGCTGTTGCTAGGCGCGATATCCAGAATTGCCGCACCGCCATCCGAGCCGAGCGCTTTGTCAACCTGCCGCTCGTATTCGTCCAATTCTTCCGAATACGCCAGACCAAGGCGCCGCAGCAGCCGATACGTCAGAGACAGGCCAAGCAAATACTCATCCAGCACGCCGACATCGCTATCCGTCTGCCAGGTGTTTTGCGGCACACCAGCAACGCTCTCGCACCAGCCGTTGGACACATACTCGAAGACCAGTTGCGACCCGTTATCCAGCGGCAGAGGATCAATCGAAAGGTATTGCCCCAACTGCATCCCGACCCCTGCTCGGATCGAGCGAAACCGATAGCGCCGCTGGATGGACGCGCGGCCAATAACCGAGGATTTATAAAGCTGCCACTGCTGCGGAGACTGCGGCCCGCGCATGGACCAGAACCGCGACCGATCCCAAAACGTATTATCAATTGGGCGCTGGAAATCAGACGGCAGTTGATAGTCGGACTGTCCAAAGGTAAACGTTCCCGATCCCGTCGAGGTCGCCGGCAGCGAAAGCGTGACGGTGGAACTCGTTACAGCCAAGATGGTGGCGTTATTCGCGATGCCAGTTCCGGACACCTGCCATATAAACGGCTGGATTTGGCCCGTATTGGATAGCCCCGTGATTACCGATCCGCTACCGATATTATAGATAGTCCCGGACTGCGGCGCCAACGCTTGGGTCGTAAAGTCGTATTCACGGATCATGCTGACCCAGCCACCTTGCGGGCGTCGCGCCAGTTCTTCGCCAGCCCGGTTCGCAAGCGCCAGGATTAGCGTTGCCGTCTCATCCTGGTTTCCCACGATGAACGAAGGGATAGCGATCGGTGCGAGCGCGCAAGCCTGCTGCGCCAGGGTGATCAAACTCACTGCTGCGGAACCTGACCGAGCATCGGCGGAACTCCCGGCATTCCGGCCGTTGGCATTCCCGGCGGAGTGTAGTTAATCGGCAGCGATCCAGCGTTCGGGTTGGTTCCGCTGATCGTGCCCGGCATCTGCGGCGCGATCTGGTTTAGCATCGACGGGTCTTGCGGCTGCGCGGTGGACTGAGACCACTGCCCGTTGTTCGGCTGGATCATGTTACCCTGCCCGGTCGGCGCGTTATTCATCGCCCCGGCCGATGGCGTCTGCCCCTGCTGCATCGCCTGCGCCAGCGATGCGAGCGGGATATTCCCCATCGACGGGGACGGCAGGTTAGGCATACCGCCCATGTGCCCGGACAGCGCCGCCGCCAGACCGCTACTGGACGGCACCGACTGCATGGTCGGGGACTGCTGCAAAATCGGCGCGTCCTGGAACAATGGGCGCATCGTCAGGCGACCTTACGCGGACGCCCGCGGTGCTCGGCCAGGCCATCCAGCGCCGACGTAGCGGCGGCTGCGCCGGGAACGGGAGCCACAACCTGCGCCGGGATGTAGGTATCGGATAGTGCCGGCGCGTTCTTCAGCGACAGCAGTTGCGTGTGCATCTGGTCGAGTAGCGCGCGGCTTTCCTCAACCTGCTTTTCCAACCCGGCAATACGGCCCTCGGCACGGTCGGCGCGAGCCAGCGCATCAGTCGTGATCGACATCTGTTTGGCTTCGTCCAGGTAGGCGTTCGCCAGTTCGACAATCCGGCGTCCACCGAGGCCAATCTTCTGGATACCGTGATCGCTCATGCCCGCGATCTGTTCG